TACCACACTGGAACAGATTTCACGGATGCGCACAGCGGTCGTATGGATGCGCCGCACGGGAAAGCCGATGAGCGCATACCCCAAGCGCGGGGGCCTCAGCGAGCGGGAGCAGTTTGACGCCACGGCATTCGCCACCGGGAACTATCCACTCCCCGCCCGGTGGACCAAGCGTCTCTTCGATCTGGCTCGGACGAATTAACTCGGAGTCCCGATAGCCCAAATTCGGAGCTAGAGGCAGCCGCCTTAAAAACGGCTTAAGTGCGGGTTCGAGTCCCGCTCGGGACACATGACGAAGAAGGGCAGTACCGGTAAGCACGGTGGCGGACACAAGGTCCGGGATCGCGGTGCCAACGCCAGCGACCGTAAGCAAGCCGAGAAAGACAAGCAGGCCCGTATTGCGGAGGAGCGAGGTGAACGTGACAAGTCAGGACGGAAGCCCAAGCCCGATCCGCCCTAAGCTGGTGAAGGACCCACTTGTCGATTGTCTGGCCATGATCTATGCCGGAGAGGTATCATGTGACCTCCCGCGCAACCATTCCGGGCTGCATTACGATGCGGAATACGGAATAGAATTCAGCCTTGACCGGGGCATAGTAAATCGGATACCCTAAGACCCAAGGAGCCCCCGACCACTGTCAATCCCGAATGGGTGTCGAAAAGCGGTGGCGGGGGTTCCCTCCACGAACGGAACGGATATGGCCGTAAGAACATCAGATTCGCTGCATGTCGGACCGCACGCAACCGGGGGCGGTCACTCGACGCGTATCCGCGAACAGGCAAGAAGGAGCATGGCTCAGCGACGTGAAGTGCCACCATCCCGCCACGTAGATTCCGGCACGTTCCCGCACTTCTCGAGTGCGAACGGGCTATGCATGTGCATCCTAGGCTGCTGTCTTGGTCCGGGAGGCTGCAAGTGCCGTCCTTGCCCGTGTGACCGAGAAGGGAGCAAGGTGTACGGTCTACATTCCGGAAAGCTACAGACACCAGGAGAGTTCTCGAATGGAACGAACCAAACCCGCCCGCCGCTCCGCCGACAATAGCGAAACCCGGCCTACCGGAAACAGCGAAACGCCGTGGGGTTCGCCCGGTGAGATAGCAACCGCGGAGGGTGGCCACGGAGCAAACATGGCACTCTTCGGATACGCGGGGTGCGGGAAGACCACCCTTATCACCAGCGCGGTAAAGGCCGCGAGCGGATCGCCCCTGCTGATACTGAACTTCGACCCGGACATTCAGAGCCTCAAGGCGCACACCGATCTGGAGGTGTGGCCCCGGAAAGGCCGTTTGACGTGGGATCGGATTGACGCCTTCACCTCCCGCGTTCTCACTGGCAAGCACCCGTTCAAGACCATCGGGTTTGACACCGGGAACAACCTCTATCGGCAGGCCCTGCGATACGTCCGGGCCAAGGGATCGGATCGGCGCGACCCTCGGCAGGTGTACGGGGAAGCGAACGACATGGTCAACGCGCTGATAATGGACTTCGCGATGTACTCGCAGGAGTCCGGGGTGAACATCATCTGGTCGTGGCACGCGGAGGACGTTGTCGAAGGGCAAGGAGACCAGGCCCGGTTGTACGTCCGACCCGATGCGACACCCGGGGTGCTCAAGACCATTTACCAGTACCACGCCACGATCGGGTATCTCGAGGAGCGCACCGGAGGAAAGCGACGGCTCTACCTGCACAACACCCAGCGCGTTATCGCGAAGGTACACCAGCCACCGGACGACAACGCGGTGTCCACGGAGATCGACCAACCGGACCTAGGGCGCCTTATCGACCACCTACGCGGGGTAGCCAAGTATGACGCGGGTAAGCAAACCTCACTACGAACCAGCAAGGCTGGGTGACCAGGTACGTGGCGACATTTTGTCGTGTACGAGCTGCGGAGCAATAGTGGAATATCGCCACGCGGATACGCACGACCGGCACCACTCGGAACTGGAGGAACTACGTGCCCTTCTCAATCGCGGCAATAGTGATCCTGGTCGGGATTATCGGGATACTGCTCTGGTCGCTGTATCGGCGCCCAACGGCCAAGCCGCAAATGATCTACGCGATCCCCCCGGAAACGACAATCGCTCTTACCGTCAAGGACCAGACCATCGCGGAACTCTCCAAGTCTCTCGAGACCGCCCAGCGGGAGAACGGTGAGGCGCTTGACCGGATGGTCAAGAAAGCCGAGGAGGAGATCGAGACCAGAGTTGCGGCCGCTCGCGCTGAGCTGGTAGCTGAGTTCCAGGAGCATAAGCGTACCGATCGGCAGGTGTCGAATCGGCTCTCCCGCGGTGCACTCCTCGCCAAAGTTATGGAGCATATCGGCCCTTTGGTTCCGGGCTTTCCGTACCCGTTGAAGGAATGTCGTCACATAGGTGAGATCTTCGATTATCTGGTCTTTGACGGGCTGGAGTCCGGCGGGGAGATCTCGGTCGTGTTCTTGGAAGTTAAGACCACCTCAACCGGCCGTACCCGGCGGGTAACGAACCCGCGGGAGAAGGCACTCCGGGATGCGATCCGGAAGGGCCGAGTTCGTTACGAAGTGTGGCAGCCACCCACGGACGACCAGCTTACCGAGAAGCTCGAGAAGATGATCGAGGCTAATGTCGACAAAGCAATTGCACCACCCCTTGACACTCAACCCGCTGACGGATAGGATTGATCTACCTGGGCCGCGACCGCCCACCAAGGTCGCAGGGGCCATACCGCCCCTAAGGTAAGGAGGCACGAATGCCGCTCGTAATTGACCTCACCGGGGTCAGCACGCAAGGACGCCCGCCACTGGAAGCCGATGACTACCCGGCAGTCATCACGAAGGCCGACATCCACGACTCGAAGGCATCGGGTGAGCCAACGCTCTACCTCTCCCTCTCCGTAGGGGATGAGGGCCGCAACATGCCGTGGTCCACGTCCCTGCAGGACCAGTCCCTATGGCGGCTCAAGCGGCTTCTCGTCACGCTGGGGTTCGAACTTCCCGAAGGGGACTTCGAGTTTGACGAGGCGGACCTGGTCGGTGTCGATGTCATGGCCCGGGTCACCCAGGAGCCGCACTACCGGGACAAGAAGCGGAAGACCAACCGAATCGTGGAGATCCTCAACGAGGACGGCTCCGAGGCCGAATGGGGTGACGACGCCTAGCCCCAAGGACGGCAACCCTTTACCCGCTCCGAGGGTTGCTAGGCCGGGGAGGACCGTTTCAACTCGGTGAACGGGGACGGTCCTCCCCGCGCTGGGAGGGAAGATGCGGATTATCGGAGTTGACCCGGGTGCGAACTTTACCGGTATCGCGGTGCTTGACGATACTACCGGTGAATTCGAGTTCTGGGGCGAGTCCGATGATCCGGTGGTGATCTGGGAGTTCATTGCGTTGTATGCCCGAGACGGAGTGGCGATTGTCATTCTCGAAGACATGCTCGGGAGTGGTCGGCGTGACGAATACATCCAGCGCACCATTGAGGTGCTTGGCTATCTCGATAACCGGTGCCGAGAGGCCGGGGTGGAGGTCCAGCGGGTCCCGCAGCAGGCCCGCTTGGCGAATGTACGGAATGTGCCACCCGAGATCCGGCGCAAAGATGAAAGGTCAGCGGCAGCGCATGCGCTGTCATACCGCGAGAGGAAACGCATTGCAACCGACAAGGACCATCGCCGTAAGCCATACCGCAGAGGTAGCCCACCGGCTATTCCTGACCCCCGGCAAGTGCGCCCGGATTCACGGACACGGCCTCAAGATTCGGCTGACCCTGACGGGTGAGGTGGACGAGAACGGCCTACTAGCCAGCATCGAGTTCGGTCACCTCAAGCGCGAGTTCCGTGGCTTCATCGACCACTACCTCGACCACCAGTGCCTACTGAACAAGGTCGACCCGTTCGCACAACCGCTCTTCGGGGATAGCGCGGGGGCGGGAGGAAACACGACCTTCGGTGCAAGCGGTTCTGCCAATGTCGTCGCGGGAGGAGGCGGCGGTGGAAGTTCGAGCGGGCTCGTTTACCGGATACCCGGGCTACGCGCGTGCGAAGGGGACCCGACCACGGAGAACATTGCGATGTGGATCGGGCAGTGGGCCCAGACCGCGCTCGCCATTCCGCTCGTATTCTCGATCGGGGTACAGGTCGAAGAGACCCCGGTCAACTCGGGTACCTGGTCCGGTGACGGACTACCAGCGGAAATCGGCACCCAGTGCCTCACCGATATCCTCGGACGGCTCGAGCCGATCGAAAAGCGCCACCCCGATGAGCGGAATCTCTACTACCCGGCCCCCGATCTTCCGGATATGCCGGTTAGAATCCCGCCTCGACCGATCGATGAGGATGCGCCACTATGACCGAGCTCAAGCCTCGGGATTGGCTGCTCGTCTCGGAGACATTCAAAACGGTGCAGGGCGAAGGGCCGAGCTCCGGAGTACCCGCGTTCTTCATTCGCCTTGGCGGGTGCAACCTGCACTGTAAGTGGTGCGACTCGGGTTATACGTGGGTCTTTGACGACCGGCACGTTGCGATGCACGACAAGTCCCTGGCGCCATTCGATCCCCGCACTGAGCTCAAGCGGATGAGCCTCTACGAGGCCACCGACCAGATCTTCAAGTCGGAATGCCGCTTGGTCGTGATTACCGGGGGTGAGCCACTCCTCCAGCTGGAACCGGTTGCGAAGCTGATCTCGGCGTGCAATGATTACCCGCAGAGGCGATTCGCGTTTGAGATCGAGACAGCGGGAACCCTCGACCCAGGTGAACTGCTCGCGTTTGAGAACGTGACCTTCAACGTGTCACCGAAGCTCAAGCACTCAGGTAACGAACTGGAACTGCGGCGCACCCCCGCGCTGGGTATCCTGCAATCGGCACCACGGGCGGTGTTTAAGTTCGTGGTGGAGGACGGAGAGACCGCGACCCAGCTAAGCCAACTCGAGGAGATAGAGACCATCCTCAAGGGGTACGGCATTCCGGACTACCGGGTATGGCTGATGCCGGTGGGCACCACTACCGCAGAGATCGAACACGGGTTGCAGGTATGGACTCCGTGGGCAGTTAGCCGTGGCTGGAACATCACCTCTCGGCTACAAATACTAGCATTCGGCGATACGCGAGGAACGTGATACCGTGGTACGTAATGAACCGCTGGAAGCTGCCGTAATCGAGATTCTCGCTCAGCTCGGCTATGCCGTTGACGGTGACAGCCAGCACTTCCTCCGTACCCCGCAAAGGGTCGCGGAATCGCTATCCCGCTTCCAACGGGTATCGGACGCGGGGGTGTCCGACATACTGGACGTCACCTTCACGGACGCGTATTCGTCACTGGTGCAGGTCGGTCCGGTTCGCTATGTGTCGATGTGCGCACACCACCTCCTGCCGGTGGAAGGGGTGGCGTATGTGGGCTACCTTCCCGATGCGAACATCTGCGGCCTATCCAAGCTCGTAAAGCTGGTCGACCACTACGCACACCAGCTTACCGTTCAGGAACGCGTCACGGACCAGATCGCAGATGCCCTCGAGATGTATCTGAAACCGAAGGGCTGCATGGTCGTCATCCGCGCTCAGCACGGGTGCATGTCTATCCGCGGGGTGAGCGATCCCGGTGCCCTTACCACCACCTCAGCCGTCCGGGGACTGCACCAGACCAGTGCGTCCACCCGCGCGGAGTTCCTTACCCTTGTCTCGCTAGGGAGTTAGCTCGATGAAGTTGGCCCATATCGTGCCCACGGCGCTCTTGCCGCACACGTACCACCAGGACGCGTTCCTGTGCCTGAGCAACCTGATCGCCCGGGACGAGTTCTATGCCGAATTCCACCGGCAGCAGGTAGCCGCGGGGAAGCTCGTAATCCTCGACAACCCGGTGCACGAGAACGAGCCGCTTAATCTTGACGAGTGGTCGATGGCGATTCAGCTTCTGCACCCAACGGTGATTAACCTTCCGGACGTAATAGATGACTGGGAACAGACCGTTGCCCTAGCCAAGGTCTGCTCCCCCCGCGCTCACGCCCTTTCACCGGACTCGTACCTGATGGCCGTTCCGCACGGGGTGGAGCACTCCGATTTCCTGGCCTGTGTCCGGCAGTTGTATGCCCTTCGTGACCCGGTGATTGACTGGTTCGGGGTGTCGTTGGAGCGGCGACTCGAAAACGACCAGCTGGCCTTTGAGCGGCGCATACGGCGGATTCGCATACTGCAGACCGAACCGGGGATCAACCAGCGGAACGTGCACCTACTCGGGGTGAGCGAGCAGGCATACGAACTGCGGTCACCGATCTTCCGGCACGTCACCTCCGCGGACACCTCGAAGTTCGCCGTTTGGGCCCTTAACGGTGATCCGCTGTTCCCTCCCGCGCCGGTAACGGTGCCGTACCCCGGGCGGGAATCGCTGGGCGGCAGCGTCAAGTATTTCGGATACGATCCGCCAGCCGGCTTCGATCCAAAGGTGCTCTTCGAGTCACTCGAGGCCTGGTCACACTATGCCGAGAACGGAGCATATCAGCTATGACGCAAACCGACCTGACCCTATACGAAGGACAGTCCTGGGACACCGCGGCACACGTATCCAGAACGGATACCCGGCAATGCGAACACGATGTGCCGCGGGCAACCGTTCAGTTGCGCCGCATCGGGTGGATCGACCAGAAGGGTCGGGTCTACAAGGAGGTCCCACCGACAGCTGAATTCGATGGCGGCTCGCTTACTCCCCTGCTGATTAACCCCGGCTGCGATTAAGGAGGCCTAGATGACCGAAGCATCACTGGTCCTTTGCGGTGGAGGACTCGATTCGTATGTTGCCGCGTGGGCGACCCAGCAGGTACACCCCGGACCGATGCGATTGCTGCACTTCGATTACGGGCAGAAAGCGCGGGAGCAGGAGTGGGCGGCGACCAAGGCGATTGCCCTAGCGCTGAACGGCTGGGATATCGCACGCAGCCCCAATGAGCGTCTCGGACTAACGGTGGTCAAGCGGATACCGTTGGACTTCTTCAAGGACAACATCCCGTCACCGTTGACCAGCGGGACCATCGAGACCAGTCCGCAGTACGGTGTCGCACACGAATGGGTCCCGGCCCGCAATACCGTATTTGTCGCTCTGGCCCTGGCCTATGCCGAAGCGGGGAAATTCTCGCGAATCGTGGTCGGGATCAACGAATCGGCGGCAGAGGCGTACTCGGACAACAGTCGCGGGTGGCTGGATGCCTACCAGCGGCTAATCGGGTATGCGACCCGGGCCCCGATCGAGCTCTATGCGCCGGTCCCGATCGAGCTCTATGCGCCACTGGTCACCTTTACCAAGGGCGAGATCGTAAAGTACGGTGAAGACGCTGGCGTCCCGTGGGACACCGACACCTGGTCGTGCTATGCCGGCGGGAAGCTGCAGTGCGGCCTGTGCAGTTCGTGTCGGGCGAGAAAGGATGCGTTTAAGTTCGCGGGGGTCGAAGACCCAACGGAGTATGCCGAGTGATATGCTCGCCCTGCCGCGCCGGTGGTGCGACACTACGCCTTGGCGATGACACGCAACTATTCGATATTACGCTACTTATCGAAGTGGCGCGCGGATACCATTCGCAGTGTCGGGGAAGGTCGTGGTGTGAGTGCCAGCACTCCGTTGACCCGCGCGCAGTGAAGCTTGTTCCCCTTCCAGAAACCGGTTAGACTGGTTACCATGAAGCGAACGCTCAGTAGTGGCTGTGCGGGGTGCCCCTGGGTACCGCCTCCTCGTCGTGGCTGGTGCGGCGGTGAGGGTCCCTTGCATGCTGAGCTGGTAATTGTCGGTGAGGGTCCCGGTGACACGGAGATAGTCACGGGTCGACCTTTCGTAGGGCGGTCCGGTGAACTGCTGGACGCTACCCTCGCTCAGTACGGAATCGACCGCGGTGAGTGCTACCTGACGAACGCGGTAATGTGCCCGATCAAGCCGAATAAAGCTGAGCTTGCCAGCTGTCAGCCCCGCCTCTTCACGGAGATCAAGAGGCGGCGCCCGAAGCTGATCCTGACCCTGGGCAAGGCCGCATTCGCACAGGTATGCAGTACCAACGACACGCTGGGCAATGCCGAAGGGGTACTGCAGTGGTTGCCGGATCTCGATACGTGGGCGATTTCCACTTGGCACCCGGCCGCGGCCCTTCGAAGCGACGGGTTCTATCCCCCGATAGCGAACACCATATGGCGCACCTCGCGGTTCCTTTCGGGTGAAACGCCGTTCCCGGACCCGGGTCGCCGCAATCTGCGGTGGACCTTCTTTACCACCGAAGAAGGGGCCGTCAAAGCGATCAAGTACTATCTCCGGAGAGCGCGGGAGGGAAAGTATACCGTATCCGTGGACACCGAATCGCAGACGCTCCAGAGCCCGTATGAGATCGCCAACGGCCTCAAGCCGAAGGGCAAGGGTAGGCCACACCCCGAACGAGATAAGTGGCTGATGATCCAATTCTACGATGGACGAAGGGCGTGTGCAATCGATGTCACCTGCCTCACCAAGCGAGGGCGATCCGGACTCCGTAAGCTCCTCACCCACCCCGCGATCCGATTCACCGGACATAACATCGCTACCTATGACACCCGCGTTTTCCGACACAACCTTTCCGTTTGCCCGGACGACGCTAACATTCGAGATACGCTTCTCCTCGGTCTTGGCCTCTCCGAACGTCAGGGCAGCGTTGGGCTTGAGCCCCTATCCCGAACTTGGCTCAACGCTCCCGCCTATAAACGAGGACTGAGGGATGCCGGGTACCGACACCAGAAGGGTCCGCAGTCTCCTGCGCAATGGCGACAGCTTGCCCGATACGGCGTTGATGACGTTTATAATGGCTACGAGCTCAACCGGCTCCTACCCGGAATGGTACGTGACGAAGGTACGATGGGGCTGGTGCAGAACGTTCTACAGCCACTGGCCCTCACGTGCGGACGAATCGCCGCGCGGGGACTCCCCGTAGACACCACGCAGTTCGATGACCTGCAGTTCAACTGGGGCGGTAAGGTACAGCACTACCACGATCAGCTGGACGGTCTCGCAAGGGAGGTCGGGTGGCCCCTTGACCCGAAGATTGCGAAGCAGGACCGCTTCAACCCGAATAGCCACCCGCAGTTGGCGCACCTAGCGTTTGACGTGCTTGGGCTGGCCCCGACCGATGGCACCACTAACCGTAAATTCACGTCCAAGTGGAACCGGCAACGGAACCCCCGGTCAGTGGACGCGGACTTCCTGATCGGACACGAGGACCACCCGTTCGGGCAGTTGATGCAGCAGTACCGCATCTACTTCAAGCTATTCCGCACATACGTAATCGGCCTATTGAGGGAGATCGACCCCGATGGTCTCATCCATCCCGACTTCAATCTCGCTGGTACTGCTACTGGTCGTTTGGTGGTCAAGCCGCTGCTGCAGGTGCTACCTCATTACGGGGCCCATCGGCTGCTTGCAGATGAGGATTTTGCTGCCGAGACCAGACGCCTATTCCCCGCTCGACCGGGATATGTCATCGCTGCGTTTGACTACAAGCAGCTCGAAATGCGCGTCGCCGCTGCCCTATCCGGAGACCCGCAGCTAGCCCAGACCTTGCTGGCCAGTGACCCGCATGCGGTAACGGCCCGGTATATGTTCCGCCGCGAAACGGTGGACGATGCCGACCGCCATGCCGCTAAGCGGGTTACCTTCGGGGTGATGTATAACCGCAGTGCGTTCACCCTCTGCCGGGGTCCCCTACTGGATGTGCTGGGCGGGGTGGAGATCCCCGAGGCGGAACGGCGCACTAAGGCGCAACTATTCATTGACGCGTTCTGGGGTGTCTACCCGGACTACTACCAGTGGCAGCGGGACCGAATGGACGAGGCGCTGACCAACGGAGAGTTGACCACCCCGTTCGGAAGGAAGCGGCACTGGCAGTTGATCACGTGGCAGAATAAGCACGAGGTGCAGAACCAAGCATGTAATTTCCCCATTCAGTCAACGGCTTCGGATATGTGTTCAATGGCGTTGGTCAAGCTTGAAACCGCACTCAAGGGTATCGGCTTCCCCCTCTATACGGTGCATGACGAGGTAGTGACTGAGATCCGTGAAGATCGTCTCGAACAAGGGATCGACATTGTCCGCAACGTAATGGCGGAACCGTTGTTCGACACGAAGGGGGTCGGATTCGATGTCTCGGCGAAGGTGGGATCGAATCTGGGCGACGTGAAGGACTGGGCTTCGGTATGATATATCCACGGATCGGTGACGATGAAGACGCTTGAGGTACCTGATCACTTGTTCGATGCTCTCTCAGCGATGGTCGAGACGTTCGTCCGGAAGGGACAGGACTACTCAACGAGTGACGATGCGTGGGCGTCAAACTTCCATGCCACGTCTGAGCACTTCGGTATTCACCCGTGGGAGGCGGCTGACTTCAACGAAGTGCAGAAGCTAGCGCGCCTGTCCGCCCTTCGACACCGTGGTAAGTCACCGAGTAACGAAGCGGTTACGGACACGTACCAAGATAAAGCGGTGTACGCACTGATTGCGTATGCACTGCTATTGCACCACACCGCAATCGCGCACCCTAGTGGCGAAGGAGAGTACGCCGTAGTGGTCGGACCTCCCGCAACCGTTCTCGGTGGCGGCGGGGGAAGTGGCGCTCCCGGTCCTTCGCACGGTGGACCCCGCGGCTGAGCTGCCACGTTGACAACTCGCAGTGCCTGGTTGTACCGGCCCGCGTCCTGAGCTGGGGCTATGCCAGCTTGACACCATCTGCGCGACCCTGTAGACTGGATGCATGACCACCACCGCGACAGAGGCCCCCGCAACGAACTGGGGCTGGCAGGACCAGAATCGACCTGCCGGCGTCATCTGGATCGCGGGCACGCTCGAGGATTCGTTTACCCGGGTCAGCCGATTCGGAGGCCGATGGATTCTCGTATCAGCTAACCCCGCCAGTGAGTACCGGCGCGTAATGCGCGAAACCGAAAGGAGCACGTCAGATGCCCGCTAGGGTTAAGACCGTGAAGGCGATGAAGCCTTACACCTGCACGAAGTGCCACGACCCGATCGAGAAGGGCGAGACGTACCGCTACTTCAAGCCCGGGTTTCGCGGGAGGATCAAGGTCCGCCGCTGCCTGAAGCCGGAATGCGCACCACGGCGTTCCGAGCTCGAGGACAACAAGCTATCCGCGGTGTACGAGGCACAGGAGGACGCCGAAACGAACATCCGTTCCCTCAAGTGGGACGACTCGGTACCGTGGGAGGAGCAGTTCGGCGATATCGAATCCGCCCTTCAGGAAGCCGCGGGGGCCGCCACGGATGTCGCTGACGAGTACGAACAGGCGATTGACGGTCTACCGGCGATGAACGAAGACCGCTTCGGACCGTGGCGCGACGCGCTAACCGATTGGGCCAACGAGCTCGAGTCGTGGAGTGCGCCGGATGAGCCCTCCCCCGAACCGGAAGGCGGTTCCACCGAGGAGCGCCGGGAGTGGCTGCAGGAGTGCAACGAGAAGTTCGATACCGCGATAGAGGACGCAATCGAAGTCCTCGGCAACCTAGAGGTGTGACATGGCGTACCAAATCTGCTGCGTAGATGGTGTCTGCACGCTGCCGGATGCGCAGTGGCACGGGAAATACGGTGGGGTTAACAACCACCACTGTAAGTGTCGTCCCTGCCGGGACGCACACGCCGAATACTACCGGATCGGTCCGGGTGCAGCGGCGATTAAGCGCTACCGAGTCAAGCTGGCGGAGAAGGGTCTCACGCTCGATAGAAGATTGCCGCGCACAAAGCCGTACAAGCCACGGACACGCTGAGCCGGTACAACCAAGAGGAAAGGCAACGAAATGCCCGCGATGAGCAAGAAGGATCAGACCGAGCGCGTGGAAGCCATTGCCGCACTGCTGCGGAAGGCCGAAGCGGCTGGCACCCCCGAGGAAGCCCAGGCCTTCTCGGACGGCGCAATGCGGCTGGCCAAGAAGTACGAGATCGACCTCACGATGGCCCGCCAGGCCGCTCGCGACCCGAACTCGGCACTGCGACAGACCGATGCGCGAAAGCGGACGGCGCAGGAGGAGAAAGACAAATACGAGATCAAGCTCGGCCGGCCGAAGATGCAGCAGATGCAACTGGCCGGTGTCGTGTTCCGATTCGCCGGGTGTTACCTACTGAGGTGGGGCACCGGCAACACGCTCAAGCTAGTCGCGTTCGGGTACACCTCGGACATCGAGACCGGCAAGATGCTGTGGGAGTCGCTTAACCGGCAGGCCATTCTCCAGGCCGCGGTGCGTTACCGCAGTCATGTCGAGGAGCGTGACCTTCTCGGACGCCCCGCGGAGGTGGAGCGTACCTTCCGCCGCGGGTTCTGGGCGCAGTTCGCGTATGTCGTGGAGGGCCGGTTCAACGCCATCTCCCGCGAGGTGACTGACTTCGCCGATGCCGCCACTCCCGGCAGCGCGTTGGCGATCCGCTCCAAGGAGGACGAGATCCGGTCCTGGGTCGACCAGATGTTCGGCGTCTCGACAAAGACTGCCCGGCGTACCCGCGGGTCGAAGTCAATGGCCGGGTATTACGCCGGTCAGCAGGCCGGCCGAGAGGCCGATCTCGGCTTCAAGAAGCTCGATTCCAATCGCTCGGAACTGGAGGGGTGACCAGCCACAGATGCCCGGTACAACCCTGCCTGACCCGTCAGCATTCCGGTGCCACTGACCCCGCGAATGGGATGGGCCCGGTTGACAGGTCAGGCAGGTTCTGGTAGGCTGGAGTGTCCGAGGAAAGGGGGCGGTCCCCGATGACCGCTAGAAAGACCCGCCGCGCCACGGCGGGTGTGAGCATGCGCACTATGAAGCGGCGCGCCGCGAAGAACGAAGCCGCGCTGATAGCCCGCAAGCGGAAGTCCAGCCGCGACGAGCCGGAGACAAAGGCACAGGCCCGGGCGTTTGAGCGTAAGCGCCGACGCTATCGCCGTCTCGGGCTATGCCACCCGTGTGCCTCCCAAGCCGCGTGGGGGCACCAGTGCGGCTTTCAGAAGATCAACGACCCGTGCGCCGAATGCCAGCCGATCGTAAAGGCCCTGCCAACGCCCGGGCCGAAGGGTTCCCCGTGGCGCAAGTGTCTAATCCGTCTCGAGTACATGACACGTGCCGAGGCGCGGGAAGCGGGATTGATCGCATAGCCCCAGCTCACCGCGGTCGTGCCGGTACAACCCAACTTGCCGGCGCGCCGCGGTGTCTGCTAGACTGGATGCATCACCCAGAGACGAGGAACCATGACAGACACTGAGGCAATGCGCCGTGACTTCGCGACGTTCATGAACACCGGCGAAGTGGCGATGAATGACCTGGACGTCATCCAGGAGATTACCGAGGAGATGGAGTCCCGCATCGCGGAGGGCGACACCATTTCGTTCCCCGAGGCCCTTCAGGACTACTACGGTAACCTGATGGATGACCTGCACGATTCCGCCGGTGACCGCGAATACCAGGCGGCGCACTTGGAGCGGATGGCCATTGTCGAGAAGTGGGCCGCCGCGTTCACGAACCCCGAGGCGGAATTCGCCTTCACCGAATACACCCTGACCGACAAAGCGCCGGAGATCGTGTGGTTCTTCGGGGATGGAGAAGTGGCCCGATGATGACCGAGTATGACCGCAACGGCAACCCGATTGCGTGGCTGAGTGCCGAGCGCGATTGCTCGCACCCGCTATGCCTGATCGCCATTCGCGAGGGCCGGGACGTGCATATCATTCCGCACCCGGACGACCCGCGGGCCGCCGAATTCACGCTGGCCCTGCCGGAGTACCACTTCGAGGCCGAAGAGGACGCACTCGCGGCCCTCGAAGAGGCGTGGAACACCGCCATTGTCGCGACAACCGCGGATGAGCGTGACGCGGCCTATACCCTCGGAGTGCCCGTGAAGATCGCGAAGGGAGTTCGCCGGCCATGACCACATTCAACGCGTTCGAGGACGTGCCCCGGACCGATACCGAAATGCGCGAGTGGCTGCAAGAGGCCGTGATCGCGTTTAACGAACTGCCCACTCTCGGAATGGATTCGTACCGGGATGCCGGTCTGATGACGTACAACGAGGGCCTGGTGTTCCGGTTCGAGAACGGCGCCGAGTTCCAGGTGCAGATCGTGCAAAGCGGAACCGCCGATGAAGAGGAAGATAGCGATGACTGACAAGGTCGACAAGTGCCCGTATTGCGAGGGCACCTATCCGCACGTGGGACCTACGGGTTGCCTTCCGGACCCCGCGGTTACTGCCTACAAGGCGCGCCAGGCCGGTACAACCAGGAAGGGGTCCGAGATGTCGGAGCAGTTCTCGATTGCCGTGTACGGAGAGAACGGTAAGGCTGTCGCGTTCCGACAGGTCAATGCATACGGTCCGTGGGCCGCGGTACAGCAGCTAATGAAGCGGATATCAAGTGGCGATCCCGGGTACGGATTGACCACCGCGACGGCACCGACAACCATTCCGGCCCCCGCGGCACTGCGAAAGGTATTCGTGGTGCTCAGTCTCGAGACCGACCCGGACCGAATCGAGTTCGGTGAGGTAAGGTCTGTCAGTGTCACCTCTGAGCCACCGGCACTTGTCGAGTCGCACCACCAGGTGTACGAGGTTGACGTGGACGGCAAGGCCACGGCATACCGCACCAACTAGGAGGAACGATGACCATTGACGAAGCCATTATGGCTATCCGGAGCACCTGGCCGGCTATTCCGGAGATCTCGGAGCCCAAGTTGCGGAGCATTCTCGAACGGCTTGTGGATG